TGATTATTAGCAAGGTAACGACAAAGCCATGTTAATTGTTTACGGCCTGGATGTTTTACAAATTCAATCTGGTGTAATTTTGTTTCGCAAATATCTTGAGCACAATTAGGGCCTAATACTATTGCAGGTGTTCCATAAATCATTGCTTCTAATGAAGCAATACTATTAAATGTTACTAAACAATGTACATCATCTTCTAATGCTTGTTCCATAGTTTGTGTAGAAACCCTAGCTTCTCTACTAGGTTTCTTTCTAATTTCAACTGGTCTTTGTGTATGCTTTTTAATTTGCATAACAGTATTTTCAATCCAGATATCTAAATCTAATTCAAAATATTTCATTACTTTTTCACTAGGTGGAACTAAAAGAATTTTCTTTCCAGGTCTAACATCTTTAAACTGTATAGCAAGACGCTTCCATCTTTCACCACTATAATGTTCGGGAGCTTTTATTAATAAATTAGCATCAAGTTTTCTTTGTGCAGTTATATCATCATCACCTGGCTCTTTTTTATTATCTTCTAATCTATCTCTAGCTGGCATATGAAGATTTTGTAATGCATTTTTAACTATTCGATGATAAGTTTTCTTACCATTAGGATTCATTGGGCTTGGATTATTTCCAATATAGCCTGTATCCATAAAGTAAAAATCTCTACCTTCTTCGATACATTTTTTAATAATTTTAGTTTTACCTAATCCTCTTACTAGGATTGGTGTTTTGTCATTCCAGTCTAAATCATCTGCCCTAATATATTTTCCACCTGATCCTAATGCCATTGCCATTACAAAAGAATCAACTAATCCAAATGGTGATTTTTCTTTTTTCTCTACTTTTTTAATTCCGCTATCAACACAAATTAGATTAGGCGCTTTAACATCTTCAAATGCCCGTGTTACTGCATTAACGGCATCCTTAGCATGACCTGTTGCGACTGCGGCAAGTATATGATTAACTAAATCTTTTAATTCAGGTTTCAAATGTCTGGGGTCCCATTCCATTTTTATTTCCCTTGCATTGTTTCTGCAAGTATATCTTTCCAAACTTGATTATACTCACAGTCTCGATAATTTTTAAACCAAGGCCCACCTTCTGTATAATGTAATGCTTTAGGTTTGCCATCTTCTGGTTCTTGATACCAACCAACTAACCAATTCCACTCGTTTGAAATTTTACCTATTTCTTCATCTTCAAGCCATGCAAATCTATGTAAATATTTTCCTGTTGTGTTAGGATTATTAATTAAATCAACTGTAATTTTTTGATTACTTGGATGTCCACAGTTCCATAAGACTACTGAACTCCAATTTTTTCTTGGATATTGTGATTGTACTCGCCCATCCATCTTCATACCCGGTGGAGGATTATGATCGTGTTGTACACACATAACTGCATATTTGTCATCAGCTAGATCAAATAATTTTTGTACATCTTCTAAAAATACAACATCGTCATCACAAAATAATGCCCAACCTTTATAATTCATTAATGCAGGAACAAGGAATCTTGTAAATGTAAATTCAGTTGAACCAAGTTTATCAGGTTCTCTCCAATACAGTTTACGTTGTCGTAAATCTTCTTGTGCTAATGGTTCAACATCAATATTGTTAAATCGTTTAATACTATATTCACATACTTGCCATGGTATGTCACTTCGGGTATCATATCCAATAAACACTTTATTCGCTATTAATTCCCTAAGTTGTGCCTGGTTAGGATTTCTTAATTGTCTTAGTCCTTTTGTACTCATGCATGTTCCTTCCTACACCAGATTGCTGTTTGGTCAATAGTATGTATCTTCATAGTGTCTCCGAAGACGTCATGAAAGGCTTTTTTACTACCTTGCCAACTATTATAGTCATCAATTACACATATACCACCTATTGATAACTTAGGCCAAAGTACTTGTAATTCTTTATATGTACTTTCATACCAATCAGTATCTAGCCGAAGAAGTGCAATATTAGTTGGTACATTTCCCGGATTCTCAAGTGTTTTACATACGTCACCAACAACATACTTGGTTTGATTTTGTGGAATAAATGGATTTATATTTTCTACAACTTCGTGTAATTCTGCTCTACACCACTGATCATAACCATTTTTTGCTTTAGTACTTTGATGTGCAAATCCATAAGAACCATCAGCATTGATTCTATAATCATCTTCAGTTGGTGAAGTCATACCTTCGAATGTATCATACAACCAAAACTGTCTTTTACTTTTTGTATTACCTAACCAAGCACTAATTATTTGTCCGCCTTTATAAACACCACATTCTACTATAGCACCTTCAATTTTTTCTTTGTCTAATTCTTTAATAGTACGAAACGTATGTAAAAGTCTTTCCCCACTTGTCATAGTATAAGGTTTACATACGTTTAGCATGTTCCATTCATCTTCTGTAAACTCTTCTCTACGATCTTCGTTCAATATCATCTTCTACGCACCTATCACCGTATTGTACTTCTAATATATGACACGGTTCTTTTGTTTCATTACAACCTTGATGCCATTGTCTTTTGTGAATTGTAAATGACTGATTTTCTTTGTACCGTCCAAGTTCATCAAAATCGGATGAAATATTTATTGTATTAACTAAACACGTTCCTTTAAGAATATACCAATGTTCTGATCTATCTTGATGGCGTTGCATACTTAAACTTTTACCAGGTTCTATTACCAATTCTTTAACTTTGTATCCTGCTTTGTCGTCTAGTACTCTATACCATCCCCAGTTACGTATTGTTTTAGGATTCTTCCATTCTTCTAATATCCAACTACTAGAATTTTGTTTAACTTCGCCACCAACCCCAAAAACAAAATCTACGTTAGGCCATTCATTCATTTCGGGAATATTGTCTTTAGTTCTATCTCCACCATTTGCAAATATTATTTTTGATCCTATTGATGTTGATGCAATTAATTTAGAAATAGCATTGTTGGCTGTGTCATCTTCGTCATTAAAGTCCATAACCCAGTCAACATTTTTTAAATTTTTTACTATTGCAATACGTTCTTTTAACGGCATAAACGCACGACCTTTTTTACGTACTAACCATGCATCAGAATTAATTCCAACAACTAGTTGGTCGCCTAGTTTTTTAGCCGCTTCAAAATAAGCTATATGGCCCGAGTGAAGTGGATCGAATCCACCGGTTACTAATACAATTGTCATTACAACTGTATTTAATATTATCGGAGAGAAGCTTGTATATAATTGATTATTGTTTCGGGATCAGATACTTCGTATGGATCATCGTCATTACCTGTTTGATTAAATCCAGGTTCAACAAATGCTTGATCAACAATACCGTTAATAACATATAGTGAATAACGCCACGATCGTGGACCAAATCCTAAATGTCGTTTGTTACAACTAACGCCTAATGCTTGAGAAAAGTCGCCATTACCGTCTGAAAGTAATTTAACATTTTTAATACCAAGACTTTCAAACCATGCATTCATAACAAACCCATCATTAACTGAAACACAATATACTTCGTCTACACCTAGACCTTTAAATCTATCATATGCTTCGTCGTATGCTGGTAATTGTTTGGTTGAACATGTTGGTGTAAATGCTCCAGGTAAACCAAATATTACAATTTTTTTCTTAGGGAAAATCTCAGCAGTAGTAATTTTTTGAAAGTCACCCATTACTCTATTAACAAAAGTAACATTAGGTATTCGGTCAAATCTTTCTATTTTTTGAATAGAGCCCGGTAAGGCAGGATGACCTGTTCGTTCGTATTTGTCTTTATATGCCTTAGCATACTCATCAGGAGTAGGTGGTCTTGTAGTTTCGTTTTCAAATGTTTTATCAGTACTACGATGATTACCGCCGTATTGATCTTGGATTTGTTTTCCAACATTAGTGTCAGTTAGTTTCATTTGTATATTTTCCTCCAACGCTGATCATATATGTTCTTGTCGTTTTCTGTTAGTACATATCCGGGATTGTTTGCTAGTTTTATTGCTAAATCCCTTAGTTCTATTCCTTCTTGTGTTAACTCTGCATCTGGTACATCTTTTAATTCATCTAAGTATTTCCAGCTCAAAGTGCCCCCTCCTTATAGTCTTGCGTCTTCCATTCCAGCAACTCGAAGCTTCACTATATTAGTTAGTTGCCATTGCTTTTGGTCTAGAGCTTTTGTGACTCCCAACCATTTATTTCGCATTAGTGCGAATTCGTTAATGATTTTTTCATAATCAACTACATCAGCTTCGCCGTCAACATACTTTTCGACATCACGACTGCTTAATGCTCGTTGATAATTTTCCAAATATTTTTTAAAAAATGAACTCCTTAAACGCCGTAATTCAATATTTAAGTATTCTAGTATTGCTTCAAGCTCTTGAAGTTGATTAAAACGTTGTTCAACTAAACCAGGCATTTCAGCCGCGGCTTTTTCAACACTACCTTTAATCCGTATTTCAGCTTTTGCTTCTTCAAGCTCATGTTCAAAATACCCAATTGCGGCAGGTATCTTACTAATATCTTTAGCAACATCTGAATACCAGCCCATTAATAATCCTCGTCGTCGCTATCGTCATCATAATCTTGTTCTTCATCTTCAAGATAATAAGAAATAGCTTTATCTAGGTCATTGTCAGAACCCAACGCATCTCGAAATGCTTCATCAGAACACCCAAAATCTGCACATAAATCAACAAACCGTTCTGCAACGGTTTCCATGCTTTTTTTATCAACATATTCTTTAAAGCATTGCCAAATTTCGCTGACATGCGATCCACTTTCGATCATATAATCCTTACTCCTCTATGTTAGTAGTATCTTCAACTTCAGATTCTTCTATTTGAAAAGAATCGAAGCTATTCATAATTATGTCTAACTTCTCTCCTGACCAGTCTTTTCGATATTCAAGAGTTTCCTTTCCTGTCGAATCAGTGTATTTAAGTCGATTGCCTTGCTGTACTAGTAGGCCTTTCTTCTCAAATAAATCTACTAACCCCGAGTATGGGTCCATGCCTGTATCATATGGTATTTTAACTTGCACACCTTCAAAAGGTTTTGCATAACGTGTTTTCATAACTTTACAAGCGGCTCTAATGCCTCTTACATCAGTTACTTTTTTACCATCTAAATCTTCTTTAAGTTTTAGTTTTTTCATTGCAACTACAATACTAGATGCATAGATAAATCCTTGACCTCCACTAATCTTATCGTCGGGATCAAACATATCTTGTGATGCGTAAGTATGATTAGTACATACTAGTCCTACGTTATGTGAACCAATCATATTAACTGTATTACGTACTAATGAAGTAAGTGCTTTAGGTTTACGACCCATATCACCCTTCATATCACCCTTATTAAACTGATCTACATCAGTTGGTGTTAGTAACATACCCAGACTGTCAATAACAAACAACACTTTAGGTCGGTCTACGTCTGCCATTTCTCTATATTCAGACATAAATGTACTAATAGTTTTAGCAACATCGTCGATCATTGACATGTTAAGTTTTAGGATTTTCTTTTCGTCTGTGTCTACTGAAAGTGCTTGTAACCATTTTTCATCTAATGCATTTTCACTATCAATTAGTACAACAAAGATCCCTTGATCTTGTGCCGCTTTAACAATGTTACCTGCACAAATATATGATTTACCTGCACCTGATTCTCCAGCAAATACAGTAACTTTGCCTAAAGGAACACCTTTATTAAAGTCACCACTTACTAGATAATTGAGTGCATAATTACCTGTACTAATCCAATCTGTTGGATCATTAAAGCCTGAGCTCATACCTGTAATAGATTTTGTTAAGTTTTTACGAAACTTAGAAACGTCAAATGCTCTATTGGTCATAATTTCTCCTTTATCCAATTATTATAAGGGTGACTGTTTCCAGCCACCCTATATAACATAGTTCTTAGTTGGTTTGACGTGAACGGATCATCTTTAAGATGTCTTCCGCTTTATTATTATCCGCCGCCGGTGCTACTTCTTCAGCAACTGCTTCAGTAGTAGTAGCTGGTGCTACTGCTTCTGGAGTTGGAGTTACTGGAGTTGGATTTGGAGTTGGACTTGGTGTACTTGCTTTAACAGGATCTCCTGTACGAGCTGACATTCCCGCTGGGCGGAAATAGTTACCAAATTTTTCCATATCATATGCTTCACCATCAACTGATGCTTCAAACATATCTTTAATAGCTTTAACTTCTACTTCGCCTGGTTTCTTAGGCAAGTAATCGTTTAATGTAAACAAGCCATGATCTTCTACAGCTTTATACTCATCTTCATTTAATGGACGCTCTCTGCGTGACCAAGATGAAGTTGAATAGTCTGCATAACCACCTTTAGAAGTTTTAGAAATTCTAAAGTCTACACCTGCGGTATAGTCGGTTGGCATTTCCTGCATATCAGGATCCATTAATGCACCCTTAATGATTTGGAAAATTTGAGGTCCAATAATAAAACGTCTAACTGGATTTTCTGGAGTGGTATCCTCGCTAAGAGGGTTATCAGTTACAAAGCCCTGAAATACATATGAACGTTTCTTCCAATACTTACGTCCCATATCTTCTAGGTTTTTATCTTTGAACCAACCACGTACTTCTGAAAGTACAGGGCATGTTTCGCCATACATTTCCATACATGGAACTTGTACTTGTACAGGTCGTGAATCGGTTTGATTCTTAACTCCTGCAAAAGGTAGTTTAATCATCAATCGTTCTTTCCAGAAGAAAGTATTACTTTCATCTCCGTCTGGTAAGAAACGAATCGTTGCTGACTCACCTTCTTTTAAATTCCAAAATGGGTAAATTGCGTTGTCGCCGCCGCCGGAACCGCCTGAAGAGCGATTTTCTTGTTCTTTCAATTTTGCACGAATTTCTGCTAGTGTTGCCATA